TCCTTTTGCTAAAGTCAGCAGTTGTAAATCATTTGGGTTGGTATTTTTAAATAACCACAATAACCAATCTCCTCTGTGGCAAGTATTGTAGACTTCTTCCCAAGATTTGTCTGCTGCCCAATCTCTTGCTTCTTGGCAAGCATCTAATTTTAGTAGTAAATCTTTAAATGTTGTCATAACTTTTATGGTTTAGTACGAAATTACTTCTGTGATATAATCTATTTTAGTATGAGCTGAAAACAATATAATTTTACCGTTCTGAATAAAAGTACAATAATTACCATAATGTTCAGTTTTAAATACTTCACCATCATTAAAAATTCCATGAGGTGTTTTAAAGAATACTACATAAGCTTCTTCATCTTCATCAATATGACCTAAGTCATTGATACATTGACCCGTACTTCTAATCTTCACAACACTACCTGTAGTAATTCTATCGTAATCGATAGCTGGAACTTTCTTACCGAACACGCTTTCCAATACAGTTGTCTGGCTACCATTAGCTGCTTTGAACATTGTATCAACTTCTACCTTTGTGAAAGTAATGTCAAGATTGGCATCCACTCTTTTTAAATAATCTGCAATAGTCTTTTTCCAACCACTGCAAGCTATGTCATATATTCTCTTCACCTCTGTAATAGGTACTGTTAATTTTTGTCCCATATCTGGTTGTTTTAATACGTGTTTTTTAAATTGATCAAATGTAATTCGTTTGTAATCTTTGTAGTCTTCATCTATAGTTACCGCTTGAGCTGAACCTAAATAGTAATACGAGACATCGTACATATGCTTTGAGAGTAGAGTCTTGCCTACTTTAAAAGAAGTGCACTTTTCACCTGTCTGATTAAATCTCCACTCATCTAGTACACTAAAATTCTCCTCTGTAGCTTCAATATACCAATCTTTAGGAAAGACTTCTACATCACAATATTCTAAGAAGACATCTTCATCCCACTCCTCAAACACTGTTCTATCATACGAATTCTTACCTTCTTCCTCGATGTTTGATATACTTCCAATTACACCTGAAAGATTATTAATTAAATAAGTACCCTCAGTAAAATCATCATCCATCATAATGAATGACAAGTGTGACAACTTATTTTTAATTTTATCAAACTGCTTTTGTGTGCAGCGCATTGCTATAGGTTTCATGATGCAAATGTTTTAGTAATTAAAAAATCCTTTATGTTCTTTAAGTCTAACCTTAAAGTTAGGCTGATCAATATAATCAGAGATGAATTTTGTATAAGAATCAATAAACCTACCACCTTTACCAACACAAATACCAGGTCTTGAAGTAGTGATTTCTAATGTAAGAAAACCTTTATACTTATAAACCTTAAGATTTGTTATAGCTAAATCACTAAGTTTAATAGTAGTTTGGGGTTCTATAAAATAAGAAGTGGTACTACTATCATATACATCGTCAAAGAAATCTATCTCATTAATAACACCTTCAAAGAAAGTTCTAAAAGCGCTTCTTACTCTAAAAGATAATGTTCTGTTTACTTTTTTAGTATAGAATAAATCTATAAAGTCATTAACAGCATCTTTTTGTTTACGAGATAGATGTTTAAATAATAATTTTTTCATGCTTTAATATGTTTTTTTAATTGTTCATTAATTTCTTGACCAATTTTTCGTGCAAGCTCAAAACTATCGTACCTCATTATTCTACCACCTGTCCAAACATTAGTCCAAATAATAACCTCATGACAACCTGTAAATCCACAGGTGCTAACTCTCATAGACCTAAAGTCTTCTAGTCTAAAAGCTATTCTACCATCTGATGTAGTAATAAACATAACATTAAACTTTTAAATTGCGTTTTTTATAATATTAAATAAGTAAATATAAATCCAATGAATCCTAAGATACAGATTAAAAAAGCTGCTATAATAATAACGGCCCTATCGTAGTAGGTTATCTTCATACAAATAATTTATGTAAATAGTCTGTTATAATAAAATAAGATACACCTTTTAAACCCAGAGATAAAAGTGCTCATATTCAAAAGTATAGCTTTCATTTCTAGTACAGTCATAGTGTTTGTTTTTTTGTACATAGTAAATATACAACATCTTGGCGAATAAAATACAATTTTGTAAAGTTTTTTTAACAATTCTTTATAGAGAACCAATAAGTTATGTATATTATCTTATTTCATACATAATACATTAGTATCCATTCGTTAAAATTGTATATCCAGAAGCTCACCAGCACAGTTCAAGTACTTACACGATGTTATATTAAGGTAATTACACAAGTAACTACAGTAGAGCATAAAATGATCTAATTGATAGTAATTTCTTTATAAAGCTAGGCTTTTTTTGCTGTGCATTTGGACAAGATTGACACAGACTTCCGTATATAGAATAGTGATAATCGCAGCTAGAGGTATTAGGGCTGCACGCCTTTATCTTTACTTTTTTCTCGCAAACTTTTCTTTTGTTTCTTTGTAGCATAACTATTTAAGGTATCTTTATTTTGACGATTAGCTTTCCATTTTTCTGCAGCTTGATAAACTCTAAGTAAATCTGTTGCTTGCTTTTCTAATGCTTTTGATATAGGATCTATCACGACTTCTTATTTTGAGATACAATATACGTAACTATAGTTTTTTGTAAATCAGTAAGTGCTTGAGTATTTTCTGCGATTAACTTAGACATTCTATCTCTCTCTTCTACTAAGATATTTAGCATCTCTTCTTGTAGCTTATCGACTTTTATTTCTAACTTATCGTTTTTTTCTACCAATCTAGCGTATTGATTCCACGCAAAATAACTTAACGCCAAAGCAACGATGCCAAGAATACCGTATTGCATAAAAGAAGATGTAATAGAGTCTTGCTGTACAGCTAAATCCAAAAGTATCATATTAATTAAGATATGAATATTTGTTATACAATAATGATTCCCAATTTAACGCCAAAACCTTTACATTCGTTACCGCTGGTTTAATCCTTTCTTTGTTTAACAAATCTACAACAGTTTCTACAAAAGCTGTTCTGCAATTTACATGTAGCAACGTATGTACACGATTAGGTATAGTATTTTCGGCTATTTTATCAAGCATATCGTATACTAACTCATTCATTTTCTGATAATAAATATTTGACTGTTATTCTAAAATGTTGTATTGCTCTTTTAAATATCGAAGACATTTTTTGTAATCTCGTCTTTCTACTTTTCTAGCGTCTATTTCTAAGGGATGTTTATCGTAACTAAGATACTTGGCCAATATATCGTACTCTCTCATAGAGTGTTTTACGTAGTGAGTGTACTCGTGTATAATAGTTCTAACTAGATCCTCTAAAGTTAGATTAGCGTCTTTATTAAGAAAGATAGATTGCTCTTCTTTATCGTAATGTCCAAAGTGATTAACCATCCAATCTTCTCCTTTTCTAAAGGCTATATTTGGATAACGACCGTTTAATTTTGATCTTCCATATTCTGCTACGCACCAATTATATATCTTACGAGCCGTACTACGACTAACCAAATTACTCTTCTTTTCTTGCATAGAATAAAATTAATTTTTTACGGACTTGATATGTTTACAATCCTGCTTTCTTGCGAATCCAAAAGCCGGGCAAGAACAGCTCCAAATACCTTTGTCATTTACAACTTCGTATTGATTGCCTTTGCTGCCTTGGACTGAATATCTAATAGGCTCTTCTTTTATGTCTTTAACTTTAGTTGGTTTATTATCGTACACAATTGGAATCCACATACTTTCTAGTTCTGCCCAACTATAAACTCTATCTACTTGATGCCAGTTACCTCCAGCAATAATGTAAATATCGCTTTTAGTCGGGCTGGTAATGCACACTGGAGGATACAAAGATTCAAATTGCATGTGTTGATATTTTACTAGTTAAACGTGTTTTTTACTATGTGGTAAATAAATGGTATAAATTTAAACCAGAATAGGTAAGAAATAACTATCGTCGCTATGATAGTAAGGCTTCTTACTTGTTCGTCTTTTAGCTTTTTGATTTTGTATAGTTCTTTGCGTTTTCGATTGCGGCTTCAACTTGCTTTTCTATGATGGGATGATTACCATAGGTACATAAACTTTTAAATGCAACATCTAAAGCCTCTAATAGCTTATCATGGCTTTCTTGAAGTGCTTTGGTTTGTTCTTTTTTAATAGTGGCAAAATCTACCATTTCTTTTTTTTGCAATTCCTTCCCAAAAATTAGCCCCTTTTATAATACCCTTATTATTTTTAAAATCAGCCCCATATTTCTTAGTTAAGAAATTTCTTGCATCTTGCGTCAAGTCTTTACCACTTACTTCTTCTATTGGCTCTATGTAGGGTGTTACATCTTCGGGGTTAAAAAAATCTCCTGATAAATCATCAGGGAATTTATCGCTAAAGCAATATACCTTTAAATCTTGCCAATCAGTAGAAGTACCTGTATAATATAAATAGTGTTGATTCTTTTGAATAGCATCTTGCCATAATATACTTTCATCAAGTTTACTATAACCATCTACTGTTTTTTGATGTGGTACATATTTAGCACCAATAACTAAATCTTCGGCTTTCATGTTTTTAATAATTTTAATCAGTTAAATAAGTATGTTTTTTATTACTAGCTAATAGCTTTTAATGCTTCTTTGGCTAACTTTAAAGATGCTGCCTCATAAGGACTATGTAGTTTTTCCCTTTGTTGAGAAATGTTAATCATTTCAGCCAACGCATCTGCTACATTAGCTAAGTTATTAACGGCTAAGGCTGTGTATTGTGCGTTTACAATATCTTCCTCATTTGTGATATTATAATTGCCGAAACATTCCATTATAAGATCGCCAGTATCAGAGTAAATATCTCTTCCATTATTTAACGTACTCCAATTACCTTGCGTTATTTTCTCATTTAAAACCTTGTATAAAGGCTGTGGTGTGTGTTGTTGGTTCATTGGTTTATTTTTTTGTATAAAGTAAATTTACGTCAATTTGTTGAAATAAAAAAATACTTTTAAAACTTTTTTAAAAATTCTCCATAGATAACCAATCAGTTGCACAACTCATTGATTTCCAATTAGTAAGGAAGTATGGTTTTCATTTAGTTATATATAACAACTAAATAAATGTGTAGTAAGTTGAATTGTAATTAGTTGCGCAACTGATTGGATTTCAGTTATATTCTTCTATCTATAAGACTATCTTCGTCTTCGTCTAACTCTGGTTTCTTATACTCTATGTTTAACATATCTTCGAGCTCTTGTAATTCTTGCCCTTCTCTAATTTCGTAATCTATAAGATCGTCCTCTTCTTTATAACGACCTTCGTCTAAGAATTTTTGCATCTGTTCTATCTCTCTTAAGACGCTTTCGTCTAGTTTGTAGAATAGAAGATTGCTTTCGAAAGATGTTTCATGACCGACTATAGGAGAAGATTGCATGTTTCTTAACACTCTACCACTAAAGCTATCAGTCACGTGAATAAAGTAGCAATTATAGCACAACCATTTGATGTTAGACAGAGTCCAATTTCTACGATCTCCATCTATGAAGTGTAATAGCAGCGGTTGTTTACCGTCCTTGACCCTTCTTTCGTGATAATCACAACTTTCACAGTATTCTTTGTGAAGTTCGTGTATGATTAACATCTTCTGTAATATAGCTACACGAGCCGGACTGGTCCACTTTCTATACGTTAGAAGTTTATCTATCTGCTTTTGGAATCTACGAGGTAATGGCTCTTTGTATTCTCTTGTCTTCTTTTCTAATGATTTACCATTAACGTGCAAATCGTAAAGAGTTTTGCCAGTTTCTAGGTCAATATACATTCTAGCATATTTCCTAAAAGTTCGATAAGATATACCCATGTAACGGGCGGCTTCGGTAGGATTTCCGCTCTTTGACATAGCGTCTCTAACCTCGTCCTCTGTTAACTGTAATCCGAGATGAGGGAAGCCTAAGGCTTTTGATACTTCGTGTGGAAGTTTTTTCTGATATCGTTTACGTTTTCCTCTCACAACTTTCTATTCGTTAATTTTAGGATTTACCAATAATACTAGATCCCAAAGTTGATAAGGATTCTCTAATATTATTTCTTGACCGTCTGTATTATACATTGGATTGATAGAGCCATCGTCATTTAGTCTATCGTACAGATAAAAACTGATTATCTGTATGGCGTCTTCTCCAAAATTCATAAACATTAGCATGTCTATAATCTGAATAAATTTATTCTCGTACTTAAACAAATCTATCTCTAGCTCTTGATAAGCTATGTTCGACCTAACTATAGTTTCTTCCATTAAATTTATAATAGAAATGAACATGTCCCTCTTTCTTTCTGACATTGTTCTCTTCTTTCTTCTCACTGTTGTAGTAGTACCTAGTATGGAATCAACTGCCATTTGTATAGCTTTATATGAATCTGTGGCCATTGCGACGATGTTTTATTTTTTTGATTTTAGAGTTTCAATCATTTTTGATATATGATTGCAAGTTTCGTAGTCTTCTGATCCGTCTTCTAAGTACCAATGAAGACACGAAGATAAAGAATCTATCCAATAATTTTTATGGATTTCAATATAATTGTTAGTAGCATTTATTTCAAATACTGACGCGAAGGTTTTTTTATTAATCATGGCGTCTTCTATCGCTTTTGGCACTTCTTGCTTTAACAAAGATTTAAGTAGAGCAGAATCTTTTATTGTTTCGTACTCTAGTTCTTCTGCTCTATCGAAGATGGCTTGTATAGTTTTTCTCGGTTGTATTTTTTTCATAACTAGTAATTTATAATGTTATATTATTTTCGCCCAACCTGAATTTGTGGTCGTACCATTGTAAAAGTATAAACTAACCGGAGAACCTGATACAGCTAAAGATCCTGATACTCCTGGTTGTGGAAGTGGATTTTGAGGTTGCATCAATAAAAATTGAGCTATATTGATCGAGCCACTTACATCTAAACTATATTGAGGTTTTGGCTGATTGATACCTATTTTACCGTTAGCAGAGCCAGAATATGGGTTTCCAGTAGTAGTAGCATACGAACCAGTGCCAAAGATTAGACCTCCTATATTAACGGCATTGGAAGTAGTGTCTGCTAAAGTGATGTTCGTGCCCAATATAATATTGTTAGATCCTATACCGTATGTACTAGCAGCGTTGTACGCTGACTGGTAGCCGATGGCAAGAGAATACGATGCGTGAGTTGCACCTGCACCTGCGTACGTACCTAAAAAACTTGAATTGTTAGCGCCTGTCGCTCCTTGGCCAGAAAAATAACCTAAAAAGTTTGAGCTATTTGCGTTTGTCGCAGCTTGACCAGAAAATAGCCCTAAAAAATTTGAGTAGTAAGCGTTCGTAGCTCCTAATCCAGCACTAGTACCAAGAAAGTTTGAGTTACTTGCACCAGTTGCACCGTATCCTGAAGATTGACCTATGAAGTTAGAGTTTTGGGCCGAGTTGTTTCCTGCAGAGTACCCTAATGCAATCGTAAGACTCGCGGCTAAACTTGAGAATCCGTTTGCTTTTATGGCAAAGATCGTAGGATCCGCGCTAACTACTGGAAGCGCTGAACCAAGATTAGCACTAGTTATCTGAGACGTTATCCCGCTAGAAACAACTGGTACAATATCAGTTGCTAATAGTTGGGTTGTTACTGGAAGTTGTGATATTTTTACGTTTGACATTGTCTATTTTATATGATTAATATATTTCCGTCCTCTGATAATAGTGCTATAGGAGTACTATCATTTGAGCTCTCAGTTAATATAGCGTAATCCAATATTGGAAAATCTCCTGGCAATTTTAAATCAGGGTTAAAGCCATTTTTTAAATCAGAGCCTATCAATCTAGGATTAATGGCGTTCCTCATGTATTGAAAGTAACTAGTCGGATTAATCTGATTAGAAAATTGACTTCCTTGACCCAAACGAGTAAGTCTACGTTTAAACTTGTCGAGTAAAAAATCTTCCATTATTATTGACCTTTAAGGGTTTTAATCAAAAATCCAGCTATAGCACTCATTGGAACTATAAAAGAGGCCACATTCAAATAAGCGTTTCTTTCGTTATAGTCTATCGGAATTCCAGCCTCTCCAAATTTCTTTTGTAAAGCGACTGATATTTTATTGGTATACTCTTGCTTTTTTCTTGGGTCTTGAATCTTGTCTTTTGGCAATATAAATTGCATGTTTATTCCTTTCTTTGAAGGTGAATCTTCTACTTCAAATTGTAAAGGAATTGTAATTTTTTCTCCATCAATGGTTAAATTTACAGAGTATCTAGTATTTTGATTTAAGTCTGCCACGCTAAAGTAAGTTTTTTAATAAATATTTAAAATACATTCTTAACGAATGTGCCCTTCATTTTGTCTATATGATCCTCTAACGTTGCAACGTCTATTTTAAAGCCTTCGTACTCGTAAGTTCCAACGCTATCCACAGATTCTTTTATTATAACCTGCATATTCATAATTATGTTGAGATCAACTTTCTCTCTAGCATCAAAGTAAATAATAATGTCGTTCTGTTTAGGTTCTTCGATAGAACGCACCCGAGCTTCAAGGATTAGGTCTGTTTTTGGCTGTTCATGTTTGATATACTCGTCTATCAAAGTCTGATCTACATATGTGTTATTAAACCAGGGCTCTATCCAGTTTAGAAGATTAAGATCGCAGTTTTCTATTACTACTCCTATATCGTATCTTGGTTTTAAGATAGGTCTTTGGTACTCGTCGTTTTCAATCCAACTGCCCCATTTTCTTAAATAG